GTTCAGACGTTACAAAAAGAAATAGAAACGGACAAACTTCTAGCGGACTCTATTCTCTTTTCATCCCTATGGAGTGGAACTACGAAGGATTCATGGATACTTTTGGATCACCTGTATTCACTTCAAGACAAAATAAAGTCTTTGGAATTGATGGTGTTGAAATTAAAATCGGAGTCATCGAACATTGGGAAAACGAAGTTGATGGATTAAAAGATGATGCTGATAGTTTAAACGAATACTACAGACAGTTTCCAAGAACAGAGCAGCATGCCTTTAGAGATGAGACTAAAGACAGCTTATTCAACTTAACTAGGATATATACACAGATAGATTACAATGAAGAAATTAATAATCTAGTAAACGTAACTAAAGGAAGTTTTGTTTGGGCTGGAGGTATAAAGGATACTACAGTTCAATTTGTGCCTAACTCTACTGGTAGGTTTTTAATATCTTGGACACCACCGATACATTTACAAAATAGAACAATAATAAAAAATGGTATTAAATATCCAGCAAACGAACATATAGGAGCGCTTGGATGTGATAGCTATGATATAAGCGGTACTGTAGATGGTAAAGGATCTAATGGATCTTTACATGGGTTAACCAAGTTTTCAATGGAAGATGCACCGCCTAATCAGTTTTTCTTAGAGTATATAGCAAGACCTCAGACTGCTGAGACGTTTTTTGAAGATGTACTAATGGCTTGTATATTTTACGGAATGCCTATATTAGCTGAGAATAATAAACCTAGATTATTATATTATTTTAAGCGTAGAGGCTACAGAGGTTTTAGTATGAATAGGCCTGATAAAATATGGAACAAGTTATCTACAACAGAAAAAGAAATTGGTGGAATACCTAATTCAAGTGAAGATATTAAACAAGCTCACGCTGCTGCCGTTGAGTCTTACATAGAAGAGCACGTTGGTCAATTAACAGAAGGTATGGGAGATATGTACTTTCAAAGAACTTTAGAAGACTGGGCTACTTTCGACATTAATAATAGAACAAAACATGATGCTACTATAAGTTCAGGATTAGCTATAATGGCTTGTAATAAAAACAAATATAAACCAGTTATGGATAGAACAGTTAAACATATGAGCTTGGGTATAAAAAGATACGACAACAACGGAGTAATTTCTAAAATAATTAAATAATGATTGCATACGATAATAACAGTGTATTTCCAGACCAAGTAGTTTCTGATGAAGTAAAGCAGAGCTACGACTACGGAATGAAAGTTGGTAAAGCTATAGAAAGTGATTGGTTCAGCGGTGTAAGAACTGGTATGGGTAATAGATATGCTAGCCAATTTAATAATTTCAGAAACCTAAGGTTATACGCAAGAGCTGAACAACCAGTGCAGAAGTATAAAGATGAGTTATCTATTAATGGTGATTTATCATATTTAAATTTAGACTGGAAACCTATACCTGTTATACCTAAGTTTGTTGATATAGTTGTTAATGGTATGTCTGAAAAGATATATGAAATAAAAGCCTACTCTCAAGATCCAGATTCTTTAAAGAAAAGAACTGCTTATGCTGAAAACTTATTAATAGATATAGAAACAAAAGCTTTTAGAGAAACAGTAGAAACAGCTTTAGGTATAGATATAAGACAAAGTCCAGCTGGACCAGAAATGCCTCAGAGTAGAGAAGAACTACAGGTTCATATGCAGTTAGATTACAAGCAGTCTGTAGAAATAGCAGAAGAGGAATTAATAAACAACACTTTAGCTTTTAATAAATATGAGTTAATTAGAAGAAGATTTAATCAGGACTTATGTATATTAGGTATTGGCGCGGTTAAAACTAGTTATAATAAAGCTGAAGGAATAACTATAGATTATATAGATCCAGCTAACTTAGTATACTCCTATACAGAAGATCCTAATTTTGAGGACATATGGTATGTAGGTGAAGTTAAAAGAGTTAGTTTAGCAGATCTTAAAAAACAGTTTCCAAATTTAACAAATGAAGAATTAGAGAAAATACAAAAGTATCCTAATAACAGTAGTTATATGATGGACTTTAATTCTAGAAATGATGGTAATAGTATATATGTTTTATATTTTGAATACAAAACGTATAGTGATCAAGTATTTAAAATAAAGCAAACAAATACTGGTCTAGAAAAAGCTTTAGAAAAGCCAGATACGTTTAACCCAGAACCTAATGATAATTTTGAAAGAGTTTCTAGATCTATAGAAGTTCTATATAGTGGAGCTAAAATACTAGGACACGAGCAATTATTAAAATGGGAGATGGCTAAGAATATGACAAGACCTACTTCTAATCTTGTTAAAGTAAATATGAATTATACTTTATGTGCACCTAGAATGTACAAGGGTAGAATAGAATCTTTAGTAGGTAGAATAACAGGTTTTGCAGATATGATACAGCTCACTCATTTAAAGCTGCAACAAGTTATGTCTAGATTAGTTCCTGATGGTGTTTATTTAGATGCTGATGGTTTAGCTGAAATAGATCTTGGTAGTGGAACTAGTTATAATCCGCAAGAAGCTTTGAATATGTATTTTCAAACAGGTTCTATTATAGGTAGGTCTATGACTCAGGATGGTGGAGTTAATCCAGGTAAAATACCTATACAAGAATTATCTACATCTAGTGGTCAACAAAAAATGCAGTCTTTAATTAGTACTTATCAGTATTATCTACAAATGATAAGAGACGTAACCGGTTTAAATGAAGCTAGAGACGCTAGCACTCCATCTAAAGATGCGTTAGTAGGTTTACAAAAATTAGCCATAGCTAACTCAAATGTAGCTACTAAACATTTAGTACAAGCCAGTATGTATCTTACTCTCAAGACTTGTGAGAATATAGCGTTAAGAGCTAATGACTGTTTAGAATTTGATCTAACAAGAGAAGCATTAAAATCTAGTATAAGTTCTTATAATGTAGGAACGCTTGAGGATATATTTAATCTACATTTATATGACTTTGGTATATTCTTAGAGTTAGTACCTGATGAAGAAGAAAAAGCGCAGCTAGAACAGAACATACAAGTTGCTATGCAGCAAGGAGGTATAAATCTTGAAGATGCTATAGATATTAGAAATATAAACAATTTAAAATTAGCTAATCAAGTTATAAAGTTAAAACGTAAACGTAAAGCTGAAGCAGATCAAAAGGCACAGCAAGAACTAGCACAAGCACAGGCTATGGCGCAAGCACAAGCTAATGAACAAATGGCTATGCAAGAAGTACAAAAGCAAGAAGCTCTAGCAGCCACTACAGTTAGTATAGAACAAGCTAAAAATCAATTTGCTATAACCAAGTTAGAAAGAGAAGCTGAAATTAAAAGGCAGTTAATGGAGGTAGAATTTAATTTTAACATGGAATTAACTAAAGCTAAGGCTGACGCTGAAGCTATGAAAGAAAAAGAACTAGAAGATCGTAAAGACAATAGAACAAAATTACAAGCTACGCAACAAAGCCAGATGATAGATCAGCGTAAAAACGATTTATTACCTACTAACTTTGAATCAGCAGGTAATGATACATTAGGAGGGTTTGGACTAGAACAGTTTGATCCTTCTTAACAATTATTAATTATTATATTATATTATGTCAGAAGAAAAACAAAAACCAGAGGTCGCAGCTAAAACTGAGAGCTTGAAGGTTAAAAAGAAAGTAGGTAGACCTAAGAAATTAGTTAAACAAAACGAACCAGTAAAACTAGATTTATCTAAAAAAGAAGAACCTAAAAAAGAAGAAGATGCCATTTCAATCGGAGAAACAAAGGAAGTACCTGTGGGCGAACGAGCCGGAGATAGCAAAGGAGTGGACGAAGTCGTACGGATCGACACCGCTAAAGATGAAGTTAAAGAAGAGAAACTGCCAGAATCTAAAATCGAAGAGATTACAGAAGAAGTAGTAGAAGAAAAACCTGTTGAAAAAGTTATTGAAACAATAGCTGATCCAAGAAAACAAAGAGAACTTCCGGAAAATATAGAGAAGCTTGTAATGTTTATGGAAGACACAGGAGGAACAGTAGAAGACTATGTTAGAATTAACGCAGATTATACAGACATAGACGAGAACGTATTATTAAGAGAATATTATAAGACAATTAAACCACATTTAGATGGTGAAGAAATTGACTTCTTATTAGAAGACAGTTTCTCTTGGGACGAAGAAGCAGATGAAGATCGCTATATTCGTAAAAAGAAATTAGCTTATAAAGAAGAAATTGTAAAAGCCCGTAAGTTTTTGGAAGATACCAAAAATAAATATTATGATGAAATCAAGTTGAGGCCGTCAGTTACGCAGGAACAGAAAAAAGCAACGGAATTTTTCAATACATATAACCAGAACCAAGCCAAATCACAAGAACATCACAAAGAGTTTGTTAACAAAACTAAAAAATTATTCAACGAATTTGAAGGTTTCAATTTCAGTGTTGGAGAAAAGAAATTTAGATATAAAGTTAATAACCCTAAAGATGTTGCAGAAGCACAGTCTAATATCAATAACTTCATTGGAAAGTTTCTAAATGAAGACGGTAGCATAGGTGATGCAGACGGATACCATAAGGCTATATATGCAGCTAGAAATGCTGACACAATAGCAGAACATTTTTATGAGCAAGGTAAAGCCGATGCTATAAGAGATGTTAATGCTAAGTCTAAGAATATAGATGTAACTCCGAGCAATCAAGCTCCTGGAGATATATTTATAGGAGGATTAAAAGTTAAAGCAATTAGTGGTGTAGACAGTTCTAGGTTAAAAATAAAAAGAAAAACAAAAAACAACTAAAATTTAAACTATGAGTTTTCAAAGTGGTGGGAGTTTTCCCGCATCATTGGCTCCTGCGCAAAAGAAATTAACGCTGCAGTCAAACTATCTTAGCTTCAACGGTGAGAGCACTGGAAGTGGCCAAGATATGAATAACTTCGCTCAGCAATACCTACCGGAATTGTATGAAGCAGAAGTAGAAAGATACGGAAACAGGACTTTGTCTGGTTTCTTGAGAATGGTAGGTGCTGAAATGCCTATGACATCTGACCAAGTAATTTGGTCTGAACAAAATAGATTACACGTAGGTTACTCTGACGCTTCAGCTTCTGTTGCTGGTTCTTTTGATATTAGAGTTGATCTTAACTTAGCTGCTGCTTATCCAGGTGGTAATTCATCTTCTGGTGCTGTTAGACAAGGACAAACTATTATGCTTGCTGATAGAGCTACAGGTTTGATTACTGCTAAAGCTTTAGTACAGTCTGTTAGTGATTCTGGTACTACTGGAAAAACAAACGATAGATTAGAATGTACTCTATATGAAACTACAGCTGCTAACTTCCCTGGAGCTTTAGCTGGTGCAAATAAATCTAATTTGTTTGTATATGGTTCTGAGTTTGGAAAAGGATCTGTTGGAATGGCTGGTTCAATTCAACCACAATTCACACAGTTTTCTAATTCACCAATTATCTTAAAAGATAACTTTGAGATCAACGGTTCTGACACTGCTCAGATTGGTTGGGTTGAAGTTGCTACTGAAGATGGTACATCAGGATACCTATGGTATTTAAAGTCTGAGTCTGAAACAAGACTAAGATTTGATGACTACTTAGAAATGGCTATGGTTGAAGGTGAAAAAATGACACAAGCTGACAAAGTGTTCAATTACGGTCCATCAAGTACTAATTCAGATATCAAAGGTACTGAAGGTTTATTTGCTGCTATTGAAGCAAGAGGTAATGTATACTCTGGTTTTGCTGGAGCTGCTGCTCCTGGTTCAGGTGCTTTAGGCGATTTTGATGCTATCCTTAAACAATTAGATAAGCAAGGTGCTATTGAAGAGAACATGTTATTCTTATCTAGAGCTACTGCTCTTGATTTTGACGATATGATCGCTGCTATGGCAGGTGGAGGTTATGCTTCTACAACTGCTGCTTCTTACGGTTTATTTGATAACGAAGCTGATATGGCAATGAACTTTGGTTTTTCTGGTTTTAGAAGAGGTTCTTATGACTTCTACAAAACTGACTGGAAATATCTAAATGATGCTTCTACTAGAGGATTATCTAACGCTATTGATGGTGTTATGATTCCAGCTGGTACAACAACTGTTTATGACCAAATGATGGGTGTGAATATCAGACGACCATTCTTACATGTAAGATATAGAGCTTCTGAAACTGAAGATAGAAGATACAAGTCTTGGATCACTGGATCTGTAGGTGGAGCTTATACTTCTGATACAGATGCTATGAGAGTCAATTTCTTATCTGA